ACTACCATAACCGCCAAGACCGCCTAGCAATGCAGATTTTAAGGCATCCTTTGGCTTTTGACCTGTGAGCAATCCAAGACCGCCAGTAACTAATGCACTTTGAACCGCTGGCATTGCCATAATACCAGTTGCACCGCTAAACAAACCACCAGCAGCGGGGCCAAGAAAAGCTCCTGCGGCTACGGGTAACGCTATCTTTGCAATATCATCAAGAAACCCCATAACTGGATCCTTTAATTAAGAACAATTGTTCGTGTTTAGACTTTAACATCATTACGCTTTCTCTACAAGTATCGTCAATTATGACACTGCTACGGTAACGGTTCCAACAGAACCTGTTGCAGAAACAGACCCACTAAACACCTCTGTTTTACCAATTATCTTTAAAAACCCGCCGTCTGCTATGTAAATATCGCCTTGTTGTAACAAATTGTTATTACCGTCTGTAGGCACTTCCTGAAAGTTTAATTGAGGATTTTGCATTTGCCTTAGAAATATCTCTAAAGCTCTCACTAAATCATTCAAATATCTAGCATCTATCTCTTGTGGAGGGGATGGTAATCTAGGGAATGGGGTTACATTCGTAGCCACTATCTTCTCCCATCTTGTCTAATATCCACACGAGGACTGCCTAATCTCCATCTTACGCCTAAAGCAGAGCAATCAACTTTGATAGAAAAAGCTCTGCCACGAAGTCTAACATCCGCTTTATTAGTGTATTGTTCAAAAGGCACTGTTGTAGAAACGGCGGTTCTATCTACCTTAGATATTTCAGATTGCAAATAATTACCCGCAGGAAAGTTATTAGATTGTAATGTAACATTTACTGTGGGTGCGTTTGTAGTAGAGCCGTTAAATGTAAAATCTGGTATCAATCTTTTTATAAAAGTAAATTGATCACCATCCCCTATGTCCATAGGGCTAGACTCTATTGTAGAAACCATAGCAGAACCATCATCAGTATAACCAGTTTCATGGTTGTATAAGTAGTTACCCTCTGCTGCTACTGGGAAGGTTCGTATACCTCTATCTAAAAAAGCTGATCTCCCCAAAGTTCCATAATACCAAGTTTTTTCTGCATAATTATAGATAACGTAACGATCATTCTCTCCCGTTCCGCCACTTGCAATAGAGTTTGTCTGAGAACAATAAAACCAAATCACCTCACTAAACTCTGATATTACAGAGGCATATACTTTTTCTGCTTGGTCATAGTCAAAATTAAAAAATACACGCTCTTTTACCGAGCAGGGTAACTGTTGTGTTTTACCATCGTACACATAAAAGTTTTGTCTACCCATCCAGAATACTGCATCTTCTACGGCTATAGCTGCATTTGGGCCCATAATCGTAGTATTACTAGCTAAAGGTTGGATTCCAAAAGTAAAAGGCGCACCAATAAATTGCATTGAATGCACAGAACTATCTGTAAGGATTATTATCTCTCTCTTTGTTTCTATGGCTCTTACAAACTCGGAACCAGAACCAATTCTTAAATCTCCCGCAGAATTTTCTGCGGTAGGATTCCAGTCAGTTAAAGACTCTTGATCAGAAAACCTTATTAACAAAGGATCTTGAGCCGCAACCCCAACAGGGTTGCTTCCAAATGCAATTACATGACGATCAACATTTGAAACCATAATTTGTTTTGCGATTAAAGGTGTGTTATTGGCACCCGACACTGTTCCTATTTCTACTGCTCTTGTAGATACACCATTACTTTTGTCCCAATAAAAAATTGCACCATTTCTAGGATTAATTAACAGGTCTTCTCCAAAGTTATCATGGCTCCACATTCGTAAAGAAGTTGTAACACCTATGGCAGCCCCAGAACCCCAAGTGTTTCTGCCCCAAGTTCCGGCACCCCAGCCTGTGCCACCAACGCCTGTGTTTAAACCAGCATTGATTTGGTACACACCATCAACACCTGACCCACCATTACCACTATCACTAGCATTTGCTGTGACTGTTGCTCCAGCGGTATCTTTGGCAATAATTGTATATGTGTTTGTAGTTGGAACTGAATTTATTTGATACTCTTGATTAAGAACAGCGGCAGTTATAAGACCACCCAAAGAAACCGCTTCTGCAAAAGTAACAAAATCGTCCTGCACCGCGCCATGACCAGTATCTGTTACTGTTATTGTTGATGAGCCATTTGTTGCAGCAAACGTGATGCCATTAGTGGTTGTGGCTCTTATGGGAGTAATATCATAGAAAGCCTGACCTTGTTCTATGTAATATTTTACATTTGTTCCCACACCTAAAAAATCAGAACCATCAAGCGCAACCCAATTAAATAATGCCCTAGCTGTTCCAAGATAAGTGTTTTGAGAATACTTTTCCCAACCGCCCATCACTTCGGGAAAGCCCAGCCGAAAACGCACTTTATCACAATCAACCCAACCGCCTTCGTTTGAGTAAGATGTTATATCACTGTTAATTCCAGGTTTAAATTGGAGCTTAGTTAGAGGCACAGATAACTCCTTTATATAGCATCAGGCCAGTCATTGATTGGTGCTGTACCAGTTGCCTTACCATCACTGTCCACAGGTGTATCATAAAGAGCCATAAACGCAGCAAAGTCAGCAGCATTAGTAATGCTTGTTTCTATTGCAGCACAAGCAGTTCTGACTGCATCTCTATAGGTACTAACTGTGCTGGGGATTGCTGTAGACTTTTCTGATTTTCTCGTCACATACCAGTCATAAGGTGCAAGTTTTTCGGCGGCTTCTTTTTTAGCTGAAGCTATAGCCGCATTTTTTAGGCCAATTGTTTTGCCTTGCTGCCCCGTCATTGGGTCGTTCAAAGCATTACCCTCTTCATCAACCCACAATGTATCTGTAAGGGATTTAGGAATTAACGTACCATCAGCTTGCCTACCACTATAAAATCTATTATCAACGTAAGCCTCACTAGCTGGCAAGTCTTCCCAAGTAAGGCCAATAGCAGCTTTTTCATCGGCACTAAGGTTGGTCCACACAGCAGGGTATTGTGTGCCGTTATTATCGATCCACGCCTTGCCAACTCTAATTATTCTGCCTGAGTATTTCCACGGCATTTTATATTCTCCTATCGTGCATTAGCAAATTTAAATGGGGATTCGGCAATGGAAATAAAAATATAACTTGAGGGAGATCCAGTGACGTTCAAATCGGCATATGTATTTCTCATTTTGAATCCGTTTGATAAAATATCAATTGCTAATGATGAATTGTCTGTATACTCAGCAGCACCATCATTAACAAGAATAGCATCGTCAGCGAGATTAAAAGGAGTCCTTTTATTATCCCAAATCCACCAATTTGTACCCGCAGCATCCGTACGTTTTATCAGCAGAAATTGGGGGCGGTGTCCTGTGTAGACAAATGTGCCATCTGCGTTACTGTTCCCAAAGTAGCTGGCAACCTTTGAGTAGCCCTCAATATTAGCAAAACAATAAGCAATATATGTTTTTGTGTCTTGATTTAAGTCAGCAAATGTGCCTAGAGAAAATGTGGTTGGTGTAGCCGCAGTGTCGTTAAAAGCTCCAGCCGCATCGTCTTGCGCCGCAGTGCTATTAAGCAATAAGTAATCTGTTTCATCTACCGAACCAGCCTTTACATACACAAGCCAGTTTCCATCTGCGCTAGTAGCCACCCTTGATTTGATTATAACCATTGAAGGAGCCACACCTAGACCATGTGCTACAGTTGCATTTGCCCCACTTCCGGTATAACTAACAATACTAAATCCAGCCTTTGTGTTGACCTGACCAGACGATGCTATGGATGCGCCGTTTGCACCAGCAGAGTTGCTGAACGCTGTGCCAGCCAGCCAATTCCAAGAAACGTATGTAGCGCCATTATCATTCCATTCTGATGTTGCACTTCCACCTGTGGTAGTAGCAGAAACAGTAAATCCATCTGAATCAAATGACCTAAACCAATCATTTCCAGAAGTTGTATTTTCTGGGCTTTGTGCGCCTGTTGACGCTGCCCCAGGAACTAAATATCTAAAAGAACCACGAACTGAATCTTGGGCAACGTGATTTGCAGTAGTTCTTTTTTTAATCCATGTCCAATCAGGTGAAAAACCCACCCCTGTGACATTTAGTTGACTGCTATTCCCAGTGTAAGTAATCGTATTAAAATAGTCAGTGCCATCAATAATCTCTGGTTCTGGAAGGTTAGATGAACACATCGCAAGATAGCCAGACGGTGGCGCATAGAAAAAATCACCTATACCATTTGCATCAGATGCAAATGCAGAACCGGCGTTCGTATGCAGCGAAAAAGAACTATCTTGACCAAAATTTACTGCGAACTTTACATTATTTTGATACGCGCCAACCGCTACTTGATATGAAGCACCCGCTAAAAGCGCACCGCTTAATCCTGTTTTACTTGAGCCGGATGCGGGGTTTCCAGAATTTATATATGTATTGTTCTTAGCAAAATAAACTGCAAGGTTATCCATATCAATTGCAATGCCGATTATATCACCAACCCCATAAGTAATATTAAAGTCACCAGTCAACGAACCACCAGAATAAATATCCCCAACAGAGGCATAGTAACCAAAGTTTGAGGATGGCGTATAAAATGTTGTTCCTGCTAAAAATTTAAAACTTTGGCTTCTTGCGACACCAATTATTAAATCTAAAGTTCCAGTAGCACCAGTCATCAGCACTTCACAGTACCATTTGCCACTGCTAACGTGCATTGTTGAGCCAATACACTCCCAAGTATTTGCTGCCGCAGATGTTGCGACAAGACTGCCCTCTGACAAAACAGAAGAAGAATGTTTTTCAAGTTCATTAAAAGTAGCAAAGTTATTAGTCGGGCTGTCGGGGACAACATCAGAATATACTAAAACACTGCTAGTAAAGTCATTATTGTTTCCAGAAGTATCATTGCCAAGGGTTACAGAAAAAGGATTATCTGGGCTAAATCTTGGGGCTCCCTCAGTAATAGAACCACTAACTGCGGCAGTGCTTGCATCTGCTGTAATCGTTGAAGTTGTAAATGCTAATAATTTCACATTACTTGAGTCATTAGTTAAAGTGCTAGTGGGTACTGTAAAAGTAGTGCCGCTACCATATCTAGCCGCACCTATTGTAAATCGTAAGTTACTGTATGTTCCATTTAAGTGTGACGCACCACCCGCTTCGTGAGCATCTCCCACATCAAAATGTGCCATATTAACAGCGGTTGTTCCAAAACTTGTTGATGTGGAACGTTGAACACCATCGACATAAAAACGATGCGTTCCACTTTCACGCACAAGTGCGATATGATGCCAGTCTGTAGTGGTTATATAGGCACTCATATCACTAAAAGTGATAGATCCGCCGGGATAGTATAAGTAGGGGATGCCGTTTGGACCCAATTGAAGCACCCAATTTGAGTTAGTGTAATCACCAAAACCATAAGCCCAGTTTGCTTCAATATCAGCTTTCATAAAAAATTCTAAGCAGAAGTCATCATCCGTAGCAATATCGTATTGAGTAGCATTAACCCAACTTATGTTATCTCCTGTTCCATCAAACTCAACACTATTACCTTCAGTAAAAGAGAAAGGTAAATAAAATCCATTATTCCCATGTCCGCCCGAATACGATTTCGGCACCCAGACACCGCTCTTAAGCTCCCCAAAATCATCATGGTCTATACCAGCAACACCATCAACAACATGATATTCCGCTAAGTATCCACCAAGGTAATAATTATCATTGAAATATTTACTAATAGTAAGATTGACACCGTCAGCTAAAAGTCTTTGAGCAGTAACGGCACTCCCTGTAACAGAAGGGGTTCCTATTGCTTGCTGCACACCATTAACATAAATTTTCATTTTATCTGCATTTGCGCTTTCAGCGGCATTGAAAACCACAACAATATGATACCAAGATGATACATCTCTAAATACGGATGTAGTAGTTATAACTAATTCGTCAGAGCCAGCCGCTGTCTTATCAAGATAAACTTGTAATGTGTCATCAGCCATAAAACTAACATAACCACAAGCATTTGGGTCGGAAGTTTGGGATGAAAAAATCATCTGTATAGACCCAAGTTTACCTCGCTTTACCCAGCAAGAAACTACCGTTAATGTTGCACTAGAGGCGGCTCCGCTATTTGTCCTCGTTAAATACGCACTACTCCCAGCATCAAACTTTAACGATTGGTCAATGGTGGTAGTATAAAAGCCTGTGCTTACTTCGCCTGAACCTGCTGCTTGAATTATGCTCATAATTAAACCCTAAGTTAAGATAGCCGTAGCACCAACAAGAATTGTATTATCCCCACTAGCCGCAGTTACATAATATGTTACAAAGTAAGTGCCTGTTGCAGCAAGAGCAGTTAAAACATCCGCGTTGATAGCTACATCCGCATGAGCATTAACTGTATGATTGCCACCATTAACAAACTTAATACAGCCTGATTGACCAGCGGCTGCGTTTGTAAAGGTCATCGTGACAGTTCCTGCGGTTGTGGTAGTGAAATTATTCCCTACTGCTAAATCATAGGTCGCATCGTTTTCGGCTGTTATTGTACTGCCGATTGCTCTACCAACTACTGTAACATCATCATTCACCGTTAAAATTGTTGTGCCTGTTGCAATTGAGGCAACGGTAGCATCAGCATCATTTTTAATAGTAACATCTGATGTAGAGCCTTGGCCTGTAAGAATCAAACCCTCTGCCGCAGTAAAACCAATCGCTGCATCATCTCCCGCAGCAGTATCTCCTGCGGCTTGTAATGTCCCTGCCGCAACAATATCGGCGGCGGCATTAAATGTGCCAGCTATAGATAAATCAGTAAGAGCATCAACTACTGCCGCACCGCTCCCTGCGCCATCCAAATAGACCATAGATACTTGACCATTTGGTATGGTTACATTAGCCCCAGACCCCTGGCTAATAATGATGCTATAAGGACCAGAGCTACCACTGTCCGTGGTAGCGTTTTCAATTATATGAACTCTGCTATTAGTATTAGGGCCAATGGTAATTGTACAGTTTGAGTCTAAAGCACCTGTATACTTAATATACATAGCTCTAGCTTGATCTGAAGACCCATCAGCCACTGTGCTTGTATGAGTATCAGCATTTGTAGTTATGGCTTCTGTACCATAACCAAACGCCTCGCCAATAAGCTCAAGGTTTGTGTTGGTTGTTGTTCCCCAAGTACCAGAACCATCGCCAGTACCTAACTCATTAAGTCTTAAATCATTTACATAGGTGCTTGCCATTTTTCTGTCCTTACGCTGCTATGTCTGTCCAGTTAGGTGTTTGTGATACAGATACCCCAGACCAGTTTGGAGTCTGTGACGGAACGATTGGCCTGTAAAGTATTTCTTCTCCCACCGCACCTGTTGCCGTAACTCCTGCTGGGAACACGCCTATTGACTGAATAGGAGCTACTGTTCCTGTTCCCAATGTAGCAGTTATAGAATTACCTGTAACCGCGAAAGTTGCTGTACCTGTTTCGGTAGTGTTTCCTAACGCACTTGTTCCAGCAGACCCTGTAACTGCAAAAGCCGCTGTGCCTGATACGCTAACAGTTCCTACTGCACCTGTTCCTGCCACCCCCGTTACAGGAATCTCCAGCACGTTTTGTACCGTTGGAGATCCTAATGCGGTAGTTCCGGCAACTCCTGTTACAGCAAGTGGAACACTTTGGTTCCACGCACCTTCACCCCAAGTACCTCTACCCCATCCTGTTAACGACATAAGCTACCTCATCAGGCTATTCGTATAATGGCGTTACTCGCATCTGCCGTAGGGAACTGAACTGTAAATGTCCCAGAAGTAGATGTCTTGTTAGAACTAAAATCTAGTACAGCTACAGCTTTATCACTGTTAGTATCGTTGTATATCAACGCACCCATCGCCGTAATTGTAGCTGTAGTAAAGCTGATGTCTGCAAAATCAGTCAAAGCTGTTGTGCCAGAAGTGGTTGGAGCAACTTTAGTAAGAGTACCACCACCAGCCGCGTAAGAGCCGCTGTTAGCTACCTCACCCGTGGTTGTATAAGCTGTTGTTGCTGCACCAAGAGTAGCTGTAGTGCTAGACTTACCTCCACCACCCTCTGCATAAAGAGCCAGCTTAAAAGCATTACCGTTTGTTGCGAAATTGTGTGTGCCTAACATAAGCTCTTGCTTAAATGATGTACACATTGCTTGTGCGATTGCCATTACAGTCTCCCGATAGCTTTTGCCAGTTCCAATTGACCAGCATCACGAACCTTGGCGCAAATACTAGCACGTTCTTCCTTTCTAGCCAACTCTATATAGTATTGTGCTAAGTTTCTAACTCTATCTTGAAAAGCCTCTGCTTGCAAACGTATGGGTTCAGGCGCTTCATCAGATATGTAAAGCAGCTTACTAGCCAGCATATCTGCTATCTGATCGTTAGATAGTCCACCATTCTCAGACGTTACAATGTTGACTGCTCCTACAGTTCCTACGTTTAAATCAAACATGATCATGCCTTCCAAAAATTACAGGCTCACTTTCTATAGGCTCTGGAGGAGCCACTTCAGATTGCTTTGTTATCAAGACGCTGCCCTCATGCACGGTCTGCACTAAAGGATCGTTTAACCTGTGATAACCATAAAGTTTTTCATTATCAGGAACATTAGTATCTAACAAGCCTGAACGATGAGCAATCTCTAGCTTTATTCCTTTAGAGGCAGCTATGGCACACCAAAACTCAACACATGCCCTGCCAGATTCTGCCATGTTTACATTTTTATATGTAAAATCAATTCCGTACAGACATATCTTAGTTGCTTTTTTCCAAATAGCATACGCCATTGCATAAGCTACGGTGTTGTTAAAGTAACAATACCCTGTTGATTTAACAACTTTTTCTAACGGAAACTCTTCAATAGCGGGGAAATCAGGATGCTTTACACAAGAATAAATAGGGTTTGTGTTTTTTTGCAAGAACTCACGAGCCACGCCTGTTTGAGAGCCAGCGTTTTCTGTGTCTAAAAATCTTGTGACTGGATCCATCATAAATGTTCGATCTACATGAATAATTCCACCAATACAATTTATACCCCAAACTTCGTCAAATTCTTGCGAAGCAACTCGCGCTGAAATATAGTCAGCATAGCTGCCTCCAAGCCCAACAATAGCTATTTTCATGTTTTAGTTGCCCTTACTAGCCCTTCACGATATGAGTCTGTATTTTCTACGCCCTTTGCATAATTTTGCAGTCTTTGAACAGACTCTGCATACCTAGCAATATAAAGTTGAAGCATATCTGTTTCACCTTTCATAAAGGTGTAAGCTTCTATAAGACTCGCATACAAAATAGCATTAGGTGCGTTTTCACTTAACCAAGTTAATGTTGTATCAGCGGAAAGCGAAACAATTATACCTGTTGCTCCGCTTGTTCCACCTGTAACTGTTTCTCCAACAGTGAAATCGCCCGTAGGAAGAGTTATCACAAATTCAGTAACAGATGTTATTGAATTTATAGTGGTGCTTTCCCCGCTGGTTCCACCAGTAATAATTTCATTAGCTGCAAATGTTCCAGAAACATTGTTTACTGTTAACGTGACTTTGCTTGCTGCAAGACTTACAGGTCTATAATAGTAATGAAGTTCAGACGCAAAGTTTGCATTTGGAGTGGGGGCAAGTATAAAGTTGTTTATATCATACACGGCATAATATTTTGGAACACCAGTTGCGCCCGTAGGATTAAACTCTTGTAAAAAATTAACATCTTTTTGCAACAAAAACTCTTTTGAACTAGAGTTCTCTATAGATAAACTAAAAGAAGCTAAATAATCTGTAGGCACTGCCAAGAATTGATTTGCAGAAGTCATTACTCCAGAAACATTTTTGCGGAAGTAATCTAAATCAACTTCTTTTAGAAGTCTTTCTTCTGCATTTTTAATAAAAGTATTTAGGTGTGAGACAAAAACAGTCTCCTGATTGTCTGTAAAATCTTTTATCGCCTTTTTTAACTCTGTATAAGTATAGCTCATGGTGTGTTCGCCTGTCCGCCCATGCCACTGTGGTTAGTGCAGTAATAGTACAACGTAGGAGCGCCACTGGCTACGGTTATTTGAGTGTAAGCTCCTGAAGAGCCGGGAGTGCCGCTGGTCGTAACCCCTGTCGTATATTGAGAGCCACCGCTGTGGGTTCCGCCAGAAGTTGTAGAAAGCCTTAAAGGATGACCAGAATTACTGCTATCAGACTGGTCAAATCTATATGTGCTACCTTCTGAAAGGCTAACCGTAGCTTGTCTAACACCATTAATATAATATTTATTAGCCCCATAATAAGAAGCAACTGTAATGGTAAATGTTGCGGCTATAGATGTTCCAGTTCCTGAAGCTGTAACCGTTCCCACTAAACCAGTTCCTGTAACGCTTGTTACGATTGCGCTAGTTGGTGTAATGACATTACCGCCAAAGGTGACAGTTCCAATTTGACCCCGCATTTCAGGTATTAATGGCTGAAACAACAGTGTTGTTAAATTAAATGCAGGGAAACTAACTGTAGCGCCAATTATATTGTTGGTATCAGGGCGAGGATCTCTTAATGCTTCAGCATCTATGGCATGACGAACAGGTTGTATCTGTGGGTGCTTCTCTTCCCATTCGTCTTTTCCAACAAGCAAGCCGTTCCATTCTTTACGCATGTCACGCAAACGATACCTGAAGCCAGATCTGTCAGAAATGCCATAAGCATCTTTTCCAGAAGCAAACCTTCCCATCATCTAATACTATAGAACTGAAGGTTAGGGCTTACACTGAATGACGCTCTGTCACGATCCTCTGCTTGTGCTTTGTCAAACTCTTCATCATATATGGTTTTTAATACCTGTATTCTGTCTGGTGCTTTCTTAATGGATAAATAATAAGCAAGCCCAGCAGCCAAACATGGGTAGAATCGAAATGGTATGTCTACTGTATTAGTAAACGTATCAGCGTCATCTATCCTTGTGAGAGAGTCATAAACCAGTACATCTGTACTGTTTTCAGGTGTAGGCCATATCTTAATTACAGGCGTTACTTGACGATCAACAAAGAATTGAGAAGGACGAGATTGAGTGTCCTTGGAGTTTATTGACAAGTAAGCATCTCTGCTAACTCTGCTCATAGACAAATCAGAGTCGCTTCTTCGCACTACCATAGACAAAACGTCAATAACATCTGCGCCAAGAGTATAACTAGCAGTTCCTTGAGTAAGGGCTTGCGTTCTTTGCGTTATAGTCCACTGGTTCAGGCCGCGATTAGCCCAATCAGCAAACATTAAATTCAAAGAACGCTTTGCAGTTTTTAGGTCATAACCAGTTTTAACCTCCAAGCCACAACGCTCAAAAGCTTCTTCAATGTAATCAGATACATCTAATTCAAAATCAGTTGACCCAGAAACAGCCATTACTTAATTAATCCCATAGCCATAAGTTTGCGAGGGGAAACTTGTTTAGCGGCACCGCCACCTGCCATCTTTTTAGGAGCAACTTTTCCGCCACCACGCATACGCCTAGCTTTTTTAGCAGCACCGCCACCCATCATTTTCTTGGGTGCGGTTGCACCGCCGCCACGCATACGTTTAGCTTGTTTTTTGGCACCTACCATTCTCGTGTCTCCTATATCTGCGATTTAAGATCAAATTGACGTAATCTTCTGTATCATAATTTTGATAGTATCCCATTTTTTCCAGCTTTTGACTAGCCTCATCTAATTCTGACAGTCTTTGTATGAATACCATCGTAAAATTTGTTTGAAAAGCAAGCAACCAAAGATCAATTTTATTGTAGGCAAACCACTCATTCATTGCTACACAAGCCGCTTCAACTTCTTCGTATGTTTGTGATGGTTCCTCTTCTAAACAAATTATAATTGAATGCTTATCACTAAAATTCTTGCACTGTGCCGCTATAGTTTCCCATAAATCCTGTCTACTAACGCATTCAACTACTTTTAACTTTTCTTCCTTAAATGCTTTTTTTGCATAAGGACAAGGCGCAAATCCTAAATCGGGATCAACTACACTTAAATCATTCATAACCCAGTCTTCAATTAACTTTAAGATTTCTTTCTTCTCTTTAATGACTTCACCCTTCTTGGCTTACCTGCTGGTTGCCCAAGCCTTCTCTTTTGCGATACTCTGCTACGCTTCTCAGCGGCTGTCATTTCTTTGGTTGTTTTGGGGGTCTTAGAAGAGACACGCTTGGAGGGGCGGCAATATGGAGTTTTCCGTTTATCACCCTTCCTACGCCCACACGCTTTCCCCGTGGAAACGTCTTTCCAGTCCTCTTTGAACCACCTTTTAAGAGCCAGCCCACTTTTGGTTTTCCTTACCGCCATGCTAAAACCCTATTACCACTCTACAAGCTTATCACTACTATTTGGATCATATTCACACATATAAGATCTAGGGCAGAACTCAGTTACTATCATTGATGATCTAGTCTTGTTGGCTCCTAAATAGACACAATGCCATTCACCGTTTACTTTTTTATATTTTTCAAGCCTACACTCAACAAATTTAGTTTCTGCCCTTGCTATCATAGAAATCAATACAGCAAAAAGAACTATAACAACAACTATAACTCCACTAATCATAAAGAACTGTTTTAGACTTTCTTCAAACTCTCTAGCTTCTTGTATTTTCTTTCTTCTAGCCTCCGCCGCAGCTTCTTTTGCAGCCTGTATACGTTTAGCTCGTTCTTCCGTAATGGATTTCCATGTTCCATGACCAAATCTAAAGTCAATCATTTGTGCTATTTCGCGCATTTGCTCTTGAGCTAACTTAGCGTCAATCACCTCTCTTGCTACATTGGTAACACCAAACTGATCGCCTACGCTAACACCAGACTTCTTGCTTCTTTTATGCTGAACCTGTTTTTCGCCTTCAAAAAGATTATCAATATATCCAGCAATATCAGATACATCATTAGCAGTTCCAATAGCACTTTTGATGCCATCGACTGCACTTTTAAATAATGCGAATCCTGCTAGAGCAGTCGAAATTGGTTCCATTTTTTCCTACGAATATTTAGTTGCTTTTCTTTTGTTACTCATGACAATTCCACAACCTCTAGCAACATTTGGATTGCTAGAAGGCCGTTTTGCCCTTGTAACTGCCCCTCCATTATTCATTGTAACAGCACCACCAGTGGCCTTCTTCTTGGCTTTCTTCTTGCCTCCAGTGCCGTAATTAGCAGCACCAACTTTTCTGCATTTCGCAATAGCACCTGAAGCATATGCACTTGGGAAAACCCTGTAACGAGCTTTTACTTTACGATAACAAGCGTCTTTAGGCATTTTAGAACTCCGCTTTGATGGTGGGCTTGAAATCTGTTTTGGGATGGAACTGCGCGAGATTGCCATCATAAGTCCTTCCTGTAAATTCTTCCCACATAGGCTTTAGCATTTTATGATTTGCATCTACTTTAACAGCAATAACGGCTGTATCTGTTTTTAAGTCAACAATAGAAGTTCCTATCCAGCCAAGCAATCCAAGCAAAGCCGTAAGGAAGACAGAGCTAGAAGCAATCGCAATACCCTTTAACATTTCCATCTCCGCCTTGCTTGACGTAACCGTGAATTGGGATTCTTTGCTGCTTTTGGGAACTTCTTCATTTGCCCAGCAGACCTAGCGCAGAACGACTTACGCCGCTTTGCGGCC